ATGGCTCCAAAACTGACCCAAGCATTTGTAGATAGCGTCCAGCAAGAAGGATATTTTTTTGATTCAAAAATTGAAGGTCTTTGTTTCAGAAAAAGACCTCGCTCTTGCTCGTGGTATTTTCGTAGAACAATAGCGGGGAGGAGGCACGAGGTAGGCATAGGCTCCACGAAGAAAATTTCATTAGTTCAGGCGAGAGCTGAAGCAACTAGACTAAAAGCGTTGTCTGATACCGAATTTTTACAACGCTTTGAGAAGAAGGAGAAACTGACTCCTGTTGAGTCTTTTACTTTTGCTGAAATAGCAAAAAAATATGAAGAGTGGAACTTAGAAATAGGAAAATGGCAGGAGCTCGATAAAGGGCATCGAGTTTATCTATCACGTATGAAAAACCATGTCCTTCCATACATCGGAGAACTCGATATTAATTCGATTACGTGCGATGACATTGCAGACGTTGCCAAACGAATTTACGACAAGCCGGAAACAGTCAATAGAGTTATTCAGCTAGTAAAGCGTTTTTTTGACTGGGCGAAGGCGAAGCAATTTTTCAAACATGACAACCCCGCAGATAGGTCCGGAACTCTGAAGTTTCTGCTTCCTCCCGGAAGGCATACTCAAGAAAATAGAGGCGCCTTAAGTGTGAAGGAACTCCCTTTATTTATGAAGGAACTTCATGACAATCTCAGGGATTCCTATGCGAATAGGTGTGGCTTCTTTGCAGTTCTTACGGCTACACGCTCGCAAACTGCGAGGGAGGCGCGATGGAGTCAGATAGATTTTGAAAATCGGATTTGGGACATCCCGCCATCTCAATTGAAAATGTCAGAAAACGGAGGACTTATAGTTCCGTTGGCGGATGAAGTTTTAGAGTATTTGCGACACTTACCCAGACAAGAAGGACAGGACCTGATCTTTCCTAACCCAAAGGGTCGGGTTATGTCAGATGCAATGTTCTCAAGAGTTGTAAGACGTTTGCCTGGTAAATGGATTGACACCGAACAGACGCGGCTACGAGAAAAAGAGATTTGCGCCACAATGCACGGCATAGCACGTGCAACTTTTAGAACATGGGCGCAAGACGATGAGTTAGGAAACGATCTACGATTTGGAGCTCGTACCGCCGAATTGTGTTTGCACCACAAGGCGAACGATGCATACAACGGCGCATACGAGCGGAATAAATCGTTTATCAGGCGCCGGGAAATGATGAGCGCCTGGGCTGAATATTGCTTTAGTCTGATTACTCCTAAGTGAGTTACGCGATATTGAAAAAACGGCGGATCTTGCTTTCTTCGAAAAGGCGGATGTTGTTGATGATCTTTGCCGGCTTGGGAAAACCAACATCTTTGGGTACAAAGCCTCTTTTCGAGTAATACCCGCCATTAACATAATTTTTTATTGTTGATACAGAAAGTCCGGAGATCTCTGCGATCTCCGGGATACGGATCAATCGTGTCTTACTCATAGCTTGATACCTTTACTCCGTTATACGCACCATCAGGGCGCGTCATTAGATTCTTTGTTTTGTTCCAGAATTTGATGATTAGTTTTGGGCTGTCTTTAACAATTTCCTCCATTACCGGGAGAAAGAAAGTGACAGCCTCCTGAATCGTTTTGAGTTCCTCCCCAGTCGGAACGTAGAACTCGGCTTTGTTCTTGTATGTCCGGAGATATAACGATGTCAGACTATCTGAGAGAGCACACTGCAGCTCATTGGAAGAAATCAGATCTTCCTCACTCAAACGATCCTCCCCAAGTTCACTAAATGTCACGCCTGTCAGGTTGTTGAAATCTGCCAGAGCTCTCATATCATCTCGATCAAACTTGCCATAGGGCATTTTAAGTTCAACAGAGAATCCGACATTCGTCATCGTGTTGATAATCACATCAATGCGTTCCTCAGAGATGCGCGGAATCTCAATCCTTCGACACGTGAATTTTTTCCGAGGTTTCTCGTTCCTGGGCATTGTCAGAACCTCACGCGGTCGTTGAGGATCATGTCAGCAAACTCAACGTAGTAATCACAGTCAGGGCGATCGAATCTCACATGAAAACGAAGCGTGTACTTTTTTCTTGACTCATCGGTGATACCTAGAGTTTTGAAAAACAACCAGTAGATTTGCTGTAATTTTTTCTCCGAGTACGGTGCCGTTGTGTCAGCGTGGATGACGATAGTTTTCGCCCAGTCGGGGATTTGAATATTTTCGGTTGTTTGCTTCAGGCTGATTCTAGTAATGTTCATTTTGCTTCTTCCTTAATTCTTGATAACTGGCGGTCGGCTTTTTCGTTCATTAGCCGAGTGATTTTTTCGTCATATTCCGGGGACTCAAGCAACAGATATTCCATTTGCCGAGACACTAAGAGAACGTCAGCTATTTCTTCGTCAGTTTTTTCCATAGCCTCAGCTCGTTTTTGGGCGATTGATTCACCGCCTTCACCGTTCTCTTGCTGAATCATGAGACCGACGTTCTTCAACGTAGCAGCGGCCAGTTCTGCGCCTTCTTCGGCCAGTTTGATGGCCTGAAGGTCCATGCCGTAATGGTTCGCAATAGCTTGTAGCTTTTCTTGTAAATTCATTTAAAGAATCCTTGCTTTATCAAAAAAAAAGAGCACCCGAGAAACGGATGCTCTTGTGATGGGTTCGTTCTTTCGCCAATTAGTGCGGAACTTCGATAAGGATTGAATCGAAAGGAAGAGACATCTGAACGTCTTTTTGATACTCGTCCATTTTTAAAAGCATCACTTTCTTTTCATCTTTCCATTTGGCGAGAGAAGAGGCGCAGAAACTAATCTGCCGTTTTCGTTCGTCGAACTTTGCCTCCAGTCGTAGGGCCTTTTGGTACGTCGACAGGTTGATGTTCTGTAAAGCCTTTACCGCTGCTTCGAAGGCTTGAGCAAATCTGATTTGATATCGTTCTGCTCTTTTTCCGGATAACTTCATTGCCAAAATATTGAAGCCCGTTTGATTCATTCTGAATGCTGGGGACTCAATAAAGACATCCGGATTTTTAGGATGTGGACGGCTTGTGGTTGTCTCCTGAAAATATAGGAGACATAAAAGCTCCGAATTTCGAGCGATCAGGCCTCTAATAATCTGGAGCAAATTGTCATGACGGTATCCAAAATAATCCGCCACGACAGTTGACAGGACGGTGGGCACGCCATCAATAATTTCTAACGTCGGTGGCGGCAGAGTGGTTAATTCATTCATTTTGTATTCCCAATAAAAAAAGCCCCTCAAATTGAGGGGCGGAATGGTGTTTGTTGGTTTCTTGCCGTAATTGAGTTCTTTAGGTGTGAACTGTCAATGTACTATTGGAACTGTCTTAATAAAGTTGTCCCTTGTCTCGTAGCGGTAGGTTCCTTCAATTGTTGGTTTAGGAATAGTTACTTTAATTCCGTCGTAAAAAGGTTTTTCCCTTTCAGCAAGTAGAGCTACATCTCCATAACAGTATTTGTCGTATTCTGAATCACATTCAAAGGCCAAGGCATTACCATCCGGCAAAACTTGAAAGACTCGATAGGTTTTTATTTCATCTAACCAAACTGTCTGACCATCGATGACGGTACAACTAGTTAAAGTTAAGAAACTTATGGGTAGCAGCAAAAGGAGTTTTTTCATTTTCACTGGGTGTTTGAACTGGTGAGGGGCTCATCCTCCTGAAAAAAGTTTAGCGGCTTTCAAGGCGATCTGTAAAGGAAAAAGAAAAACCTCCCGTAGGAGGCCGACTTAATGAACGTAGTTTCTTAAGAAGTCAAAGATATTATCAACTCCCCTAATATTTTGAATTGATCGCTAAAAGCAGTTCGACTTTCTTTCATAGTTTCGAGGGCCCAGCCAAACTGCTTTGCATTTTTTAAGTCCTCATCAGTCAAAGCAAAAACTGGTCGTCCAAGATTTTGGCTAATGGCAATTAACGAATTAAAATCCGAGATGTGTGCAAGGTCGTAAGCCTGGAGATTCAAGCCTAATGCGTCTAAGGCGACCTGAACGTCGGCTCGATTTTTTACGCAACCAAGTCTTGTCAAGCACGGAACTAAGCTAGCATCAACCGAATCACGAATAGCGGTGATCCATTTTTCGAAGGATTTTGCAGGCTCCCTCTTACGGATTCTGTATCGTTGCTGAATTGTTCCTAAAAATAAAGGACAATTAGATAACGAAGCTACTGCACGAGGTGTTGCTGAAGCAGCTTTAAAGGCAGACAGATCGCTGTGCCATATCTCTATGTACTTAGTCAGCGAGCTAACAGCTTGCCAGCAGAAAAAGTCCGGTGTAGTAGGAACGATGAAGTAGTCACTAGACATCAACATAACTTCGTTTAAGCCCCCTACATTAGGACTCATGTCTAAAATCACATAATCAAAACCACGATCCCTGGCCAGACTCTTTACAAGTTGCGGTAAAGCTCCAGGAAGATTGCGTGTTGCAGGAACGCCTGCAGCGATCTTTAAGGCAATGCTAATTTGAGAATCTAAACTGGATATATTTAGGCTACCCGGTAAGAGAAATAGATTCTCGTTCTGTGTTTGGTGTAGCCTTCCCTTCTCGGCGTCTAATATCCCCTCAGGAGTTTCCCCGTCAATAATCCGGTCCACGATCGGCATTAGAGTGAGATTATCTCTGCTACTGTAGAACGAATCCAAGCCATCACTCAGTCCAGCATAACCCAAAATTAATCCAGTTAAATTGCATTGTGAGTCCAAGTCAACTAGCAATACCTTTTTGTTTAGATTTGCCAAGGACCACCCAAGATTAAAAGCTGTTGTCGTTTTGCTGACTCCGCCTTTATGATTAAAAAGTCCAATAACTTTTGCCATCTGAGCCTCCTCTTATGCGAGGATTTTAGCTTATTCAGGTAAAAAAACTAAGGCATATTTTCATGAAGTGCGGTGTAACTATTAACTTTTAGTATTTAGAATATCCTCTACCTTCCGTAAACCCTGCCATAAAGTTTGATAATCATCCAGGTGTTAAACATACTGGCGATTGCAAGTGCAAGAATGCTGATGCCAATGCATGACAATAAAAGTGAATCCATAGTTTTTCCTTCGGTAAGTTAATGGCAAAAATAAAGCCCGCTTGTGCAGGCTTGGAGGGAATTTGGCTCGGTTGATCCGGCTCAACCGAGAAAGCCTTTTCTTGTTGCACCGTACTGTAGTGCCCGATGCGAATATTACACAAAACTAGTTTTTTATCGGTAGAAACCCTGCCTATTTTGCGTAGTCTGTAACCTAACAGGTTATGCGCAGTGTTGCAAACGTAGTTTCAAAGGGTTTGCTCATTTATTTGCTCCAAAAGAAAACCGCCCGGAGGCGGCTGTTAAATGTCTATTTTTTCCCATCCCATTAGTTCAGGGAAATCATCATCAAAATCAAACTCAACAGGTAACGAGCAAGCTTCTAAAAATCTTCCGCTTGTGTACGTCAAGACTCTCTAAAACAACTCACCAGTTTCGGCGTTTTTTAAAAGCACAAGGATCTGGTCGTCCTCCTCAAAAGTGTGAGTGCGAGGATCGTCAATGTTTTCAAGTTCTAGTTTCATTTATTGGTCTCCGGTTGGTAGGGAGCGGGGAGGGCTCTAAAAGCAATCACATCAGAATGTGCGGTTCCCCATCTTCCCAGCATGTCGAAATAGTTTTGCTGCACGTAATCTGCATCCTCGTCTTTAAATGTCACCAGGTACTCTCCGCACTCCGGAGGATTAACCTCCGGGAACGGGTTCCATCCATCTGGGTTGTACTCAGGAAACTCTTCAAAATAGTCCTTGTCAACTCTCATAGAAAGTTTGAAAACTTCAGATTCCAGCGAAATGTAATCGGTTGGATCTTTCATTTGTTCTCTGCAACACGTTGCAATTCTGTCATCAGATACCACCAACTGGTTGATCTTGTCTTTTAAGGCAAGGTCTTTAATCTTCCACATTTATTTCTCCAAAAGAGAAGCCCCGCTCTCGCAGGGCTTATGGTTACTTATTTATTGTCTCCACCGGAGCGTCCTGAGATGTTCCAACGACCTCGCCATCTTCGATGTCTTTGAAATCCTCGACGCTGACGGCATTGATGTCGATTACGTCGTTCGGGTCGATCTTTTCCCCGGCTTCTCGTTTCGCGTCAACATTAGCCACCTGCAGAGCCTCAATTGAAACAGGCAAATATTTGAACAACCTGCGGATAACGGTCTTCAGGGCCATGGCCTCAAAATAGTTGTTCCAAATATTTTTACTCTTGGCCTTGGCTTTAACAGCCTCAACCTCGGCGCGAGACATGACCTCGAACTGGTATCCGCCTCCCTTGAGGTTAGCGACTGCGTAGACAAAGGTGATCGGTTTTTTAATGCGGTCGGCTTCAACACTTGGTACATGATGAATGTCCGGATGGAGGCCGAGTTGATAATTAAAGTCGTCACCTTCGTGGACTGCGAATGCGGACAGAGACAAAACTTGTCCGGATCTTCTTGCCAAGTCAATCATTCCGCGGTAGCCCAAGATTAGCTGGCACTGGTTACCGTAGGGGACAAGGTATGCTTGCCCAAGAGCAGACCCGGGTTCAAGTCCAAGCTGAGCTGACTGCATGACCGCTCCGAGGAACGAGGCCGGTGTGGTATTGAGAAGGGCTGGAGTTTTACGCAGTTCGGTCGCGGCAATTCTTGCCATCCGGTCAGCGCTCAGATGTTTTGGGACGGCCAAGGCGAGTTGCTTTTTAAACTGGTCGGAAAGGACCTGTTGAACGATCGCGGGAGCTTTCGTCTTTGGTTTTGCGACTGGTGCAGAAGGTGCGCCGACAGCGGCGGCGAGTTGGTCAGATGTGGACATAATTTAATTCCTATGAAAAAGCCCCTCGCACTGGAGGGGCTTGGAACATGAATAGAAAAGCCTCCGAAGGAGGGGGGCAGAGGTTTATTCTTTACTTTGAGCTTGCTCTTTATTTTTAAGGAAGGGTAAAAGCTCATGGAAGGGGCTTCCATGTACTTTTTGTTCAACGTATCGGAGAGGTCTTTCGTCCAAAGTCTTCAAGATGCTATCCAAGAGTTTTATTCTGAGGTCATCCTCCATATCAGAACCTTCTTCTGGGGGTAGTTGTTCTATCTCTTTTCTGAATCCCTCATATGCGGCGGCAATAGATGCCTTAAACCCATAGTCCTCACTAAGTCGGAAGCAGTATCCTATTTGTTTAGTTGAAACCCAAGCGAACCAAACTGGAGCAGCGATAGAAAGGACAGAAATCAGGATGTTCAAGAAAATAATAGATCCAGCCGCTTTTTCAGGTTTAATCAGAAGTTCCTGCATGGAATGAAGCCTGAAAAATGCTATGACTAGAGCGAGGACCAAAGAAGATATAAGGCCAAAAACCCACCATTTTTGCGTTGTGAATAAATCCTTCCTTCTGGTTTCAAACTCTTTAGCCAGTCCGGCAGCGGTTGCGGAGGTAAGGGCCTTTTCTGCATCTTTCAGAGTGCGTTGTATACGTAGTTCCGTATCGGAAATTTTTTGACCTATCAAGTTGGAAGATTTTTCAATTGAATCTATCTTCTCTTTTGATTTCGAAGCCTCTTCCAATAGATTTTCTAATTCGCCGAGCTTTTCATCTGAACGATCCTCCATGGCTTTGATTTTTTCATCAAAAAGCTTCGAAGCATCTTCTGTTTTATTATCTAGCTGATCGTAAAATTTTCCTTCATCCTCTTCTAGCTTTGTGAAAAGATCCTCGGCTTTTTGTGTGACTTCATTTTGTGTTACATCCATGGACGATTTTCTTTCCGCCACGTCTTTCGAAAAAGAAACGGTCAATTCTTCGATTTTTGTCTTGTTACCAAGCATAGATTCGAGCCAAGAAGACAAAGCATCTATGTTTTCGAACTTTCTTTCAAACTTGTCCAAGGCGTCATAAAGTTTGTTTAATTTTTTCTCGGCAGATTCAAACCGCTTACGTTGTCTTTCAATCTCGGCTTGTGTAGGAGGGACTATAGGTTGTTCTGACATGGCAGTTATCTCGAAAGAAGAGTACCGGCGATAAACCCAATTGAGAAGAAAAGGGCTGCGACTAAAATTATTACTATTTCGTCCATGGTAATTGATTCCTTTAAAGTTTCAAGAGGGAATTTTTGGAAGAATCCTCGGCAGTAGTAATTACGCGCACACGCGCATGACGCGAGTGGAGCTCTCTTTTAGATAGTCAAAGTAATCATTCAGGTGTTCCTGTTTGAAAGAGTCTGAGTCGAAGCGCTTGGATGTCTGGGTCTTGTACGTCAAAACCTTCTTGCCGTCCAAAGTCAGAATTTCGTTGTCTTTCATGTCGATGGCGATCTTGGCTTTAACCGCGTCTTGTTGCTTCTTGAGTTCTTTAATTTCGCCATTGAGGCGAGCATATTCGCCGTAGTTAATAGCCAGATCACCTTGAGCTTCGATAGCTTTACCATTAGATCTCCCGTAGAGCTTTAGAACGTCCTCAATGTTTATCGGTTCCGGAGGCGTTTTAGTTAGAACATAGTTGTTCCAGAATGCAGAGCATTTTTCTTTGATGACCTGGAATACATCCGGACGAGCATCGATCCAGTACATTCTGAAATCGGAACCGCCGATTAAAACTGCCAGATACATGCCTCGAAGCCGCAGGATGCCGCAGTACCACTGGATTTGCGTTTCATAATAAAGTGGGATTTCGTGCTCTGTTCTGAGATTGTTTTGCTTGATCTCAAGTTCCTGCGAAGGTCCCCAAAGATCTGCAGTAAATGCATGAGCGGTCTTGGCCTCAAACGCAATGTCTGTCGTGATGGGACGATTGCCGTATTTGGCGATTTCTTTCTCAGTCATCTCAAGCGGACGGACTCTCTTAGCTATGTCCGGATTGATGATCGCTCTGTCGATGTTGGCGATTGCCCAGTCGTTTTCCGGATCAACAAACTGGTGGTTGACGTTCTGCAGTTTGAAGCCGGTTCTAAGAGCGAACTCTTTTGCGACAACTTGCTCTAATGTCGTTCCCCAGTAAAGAGAAGAGGTCATTTCGTGTTCCGGAGAAAGTCCGAGTTTGTCGTTCCAAACGTCTAAAGGAGTTCTCCACGGACTCAGCTGAAGTACTGCTGCCACGTCAGAACCGCCGATACCCCGGCGCCGGCCCTCGAGCCATTGTTGTTTGTCTTTTGTCATGATTTTTTCCTTGCGTGTGTTGGTGTTAACAAAAAGATCTGAAAATCTGTCTTTCTTCATGGATTTGCCATGAGTTCGGGAATGAACATCAGCAGAATGAGAACGGCGAAGAATAGGGCGCAGGCAAAAGCGACCAGAAGGACGCTTTCTCCGTCTTCAGTCTTGGCTTTCAGGACTCGTCCGATGACCGTTAACAACAAAACCCAACCTGCTGTGAAAACTGCTAACTGGACTCCATTCATGCCTCTCATGATGTTTTCTCCATGAAAAAAGCCCCGCAGAGGGGCTCTAAATATTTATCTATGTAAAAAAGTCCACAATCTGAATTAAGAGTTGAGACTGATGATTTTCATGATCACCCTGTCAATCTCGTTTCGCTTAGATCGAAGAAAGAAAATGGTTGCTCTGAGTTGTTCAACATCTGTTTTGTTGTTCATGTATTTTTGAGCAATATTTAAGAGGGAAATCATCTCTCTGATTTGTTCCTCAATGACGAAAGCTATCCTTTTAGCATCTGACAGACCTATGATTTCACTAAAGTCGTCATCTTTAATCTTTATCATTTGGCGTTCCCTATAAAAAAAGACCACATAAAAAAGCCCCCGTCGCCGTTAAAAAAGGAATCAACGCGGGGACTTGTTTATATGTGCTCGTCTTTCCGAGCCGCCAACCTCTAAAATCGAAGTGTCCAAGTTCAATTTTTGGAGGATTTATGAACTTAAAAAAAGAATCGGAGCGTCTGGTAAATAAATTTCAA